GTACAACGGAAGTCATAAATTTTAAACATCTACAGGGCCTTCTTCTTCGGCTTCTGCTTGGTCTCTAGCGGCCTCTATAGTAGCCTGTAGATTAATTACTGTTGCAAAAGCAGCTACCTGACCTTTACGAAAGAAGAGGTCTTCTTCGTTTTTTACAGTCTGAATATCTGCTAATTGAGTAGCGTTAGTAGAAAGCTCTTGAATGAGTTGTTTGAAACCTTCGTGGTTGAAGAGTTCGTTATAGTTGTTAAAATAAGTTTCAAGCTCAGGTGTCATAAGTTTCTCTAAGTGGTTAACTATAGTTATAGTATAGCAGATTTTTAGTCGTTTGTCAAGTCTTTTCTTAGGGCTTCTTGACGTTTACAAGCATGGCATTCGCCACAGACGACAAAACCATTACCTACTTCTGTAGGTTTTCTACAGGACCAGTACATCCCTCGTAGCTCCTCAGGCATACTTAAGTAGATACCTTTGCTGCGTTCTAAAGATATAACCGTCATTTCTTCAAACGGTGCTAACCAAATAGGTTTATTTCGTCGGTTTGTACACAGAGCGTTTAGTACACCTTGTGCCTCTGATCCTTCTTCTCTGCCTATACTGTAATCCCCAGTGTACACAATGTTAAACTGTTTACTTATTGCGGAGGACACACGCATAGCTTGGAATAACGCTAGGGTCATGTCCTTGCCTCCGGGGTACTGCGCTTTTAGAGAGTAAACAGAAGAAGAAAACTCAAAGGGTCTTTGGTTTTGCTTCATAAAGTTTATAGAGTCCAGTATAGCCTCTGCTTCAGCTTTACAACGTCCTTCTGAGTTATCAATGTGTATTGAGTGTACGTGTATGTCTTGTTCTGTGTGTTCCAAAAGATTCCAGAGTAGTGACACGCTGTCCATACCTCCGGAATACATTACTATGGCTTTTTCGTTTTTATTTCCTTTAAAGTAGTTTTTGTTAAAACAGATGTCTAAAGCTTGCTTTACTTTAGTTTCGTAACTCACTTTTTTCTACGTCTCCCTGAGGCAGTTACCGCATGTTTTATTTTTTTAGGTCCTGTCTTACGTCGTGCAGAAGAAGCCTTTTCAGCCTTGGTCATCTTGGCTGCAACAGCCTTAGGTCTGCAGGAAGGGTACGGACGTTTCTTTTTTTCTTTACCACTACGTCCGCACTTTTCGCCTGTTTTGACGTCGACCCACTCTTCAGCAAACCATTTGGTTAAACCCTTCTTGGGACGACTAGCCCCTCCTGTCTGACGTTTTCTAGGCATAAGTACCGCCACGTTTTTTGTAGGTCTTGACTATCCAAGCAGAAGCGTAAGCACTAGGAAAAACATCAAACTTGCGTTTAGCTTCAGATTTTACCCTTGAGTAAAGTGCCTTGTTCTTTACATTCTTAGGTATAGTGCTTTTTGCCATAACTACTTACCCTTTGGCTTTTTTACTTTCTTCTTTTTTCCGCCGTATGCGTTACCGTATCCCATAACTATCTCCTTACTTTTTGTGAACTTTTTGGACTTCAAAGTTTGCAGCTTTGGATGAGCCCTTGTGTGGCTTGTAGCCGTCTGCAGGGTCTTTCATTAGTTTATAACCTTTGCCGCTTTTCATCCAGTGATGGCCTTTAGGTGCATTGACTTTCATATTATCACCACTTCTTACACGACCAGTATCGTGCCGTTAGTTTGCTGGGTGGGTTTGTGTCACACTTGTGACGTGCTCTAAACGACTTTCGTCGTGCAGGCTGGTCTTTCTTGATAGTCATCTTAGCGTCACCAAAACGTATGGTCTTTGTCTTGTCACCTTCTTTGGCTACTACTACAAACTTCTTAGTAGGGTGACTAGGTGTTCGCTTTGGTTTGTTGTACCCGCTTACCCCCGCCCGTGCTAGTTTTGGGTCCTTGGACTTGGGCATTAGACAACTCCTCCACCTTGGCTTCCAGTTCCGTTATTCGGTTCCATTGGTGTTGAAACTCTTGGTTGGTTCTCTGGAGTAGCGCTCTCAGTTCGTGGTCTGTCAACATTAGTTTTACCTTCTATTTCTCGTTTTTTAAGGAGAGTATCAGCGACACGCATACGACGCTCAAACTCTTTGTCTTCTTGGTCACCTTCACGTAAGTTTCGAGTGACTGCGTTGATACGGTCAATTTCAAGCTCCATAGGTACTGCCTGAGCCTCTGCAGACAACTTAGTAGCCCTAGCCTGTGACTCTTGCGCCTGTGACGACAACAATGCTGTCTGGGACTGTTGGAACTGTAGCTGTGCTTGTTGTGAAGCCATAGCCATTTGTTGTGCCTGAGGATTAGGCTGCATAGCTTGTGTTATAGCTGCTAGTAGTTCTTCACGGTTAGACAGGTTCATGTTGTCGATAACCGACTGAATTAACGTATTGTACAGCGGTGAGTCCTTACCCATGGTCTGCAACAGTTGTACAAGCTGGGTGACTTCGTACTCACGAGCAATAATACCAAGAGTGCTACTAGCGTTGAACTTGTAGTCCGCAACAGGGTAGTTTTCTGGGTCAAACTGCATGTACCGATAAGCTGCTTTCTTGACAAATGGAATCAAAAAGGACTGTTGGAAGTTAATTAGTGTGCGCTTGTGGCGTTTAATAATAGCGCCAAGAGACATACTAATACCAGCGGCAGTGCTCTCGCCATTAACCTGACCCGCAATTCCTGCTGAGTCAACGGCTCCTGTTGCTTGCTGTACCATTTGCTGCAATGCTCCGGCTTGAGCAAAAGTGATTTGATTAACTTGACCAAAGTTAAAGGGTTGAAGTACTTCACGAGGGTCTCCGTTGGTTAAAATCATCTTACCGGGACGTACCTCAGGTTTTGCCCCTCGTGGTAGCCGTGTGGCGTCAATAGCCATCATTGGGTGTATAGTGAGGCTTAGAGCATCAATACGTGCTCGTAGCTCTGTGTCCAAAGCCTTCTGAGAGTTGTAACCTTTCTCGCAGACTCCACGACCCCAGAACCTGCCGGGTACTACGTCCCAAGGGAAAGCTACTACAGGACGGTCCTGCATCATGTAGGGGTTAGCCTCTGCCTTCAGAAGTATACCTCCGTTAGCGACTACGACAACAGCTTCAACGTACTTAGGGCCGTCTTCTTCGTCCTCTACGTCGTCTTCACCAAATTCTTCGTCTATGACAGACTTAAGTAGCTCTCGTGGCACCAAACCATAGTACTTAGTTAAACGTACCTTGTCGTCGTTGTAAATAGTAATATCTTGGTCAGGCTCTAGGTCTGTATCAGGAGCAGCCATGCCTACATATACGTCACGGTACACGCCCTGTTCTTGTAACATTTCAACATGATGTCGGCTTACGAACTCGTCAATAGCCACACCTAGGGCGTCTTCTACAGACGTAGCCACAGGGTCAATTAGAAAGTTTTGAGGTAGAACAGGCTTAAGTTTTACTTTTATTCTTTCAGTAATACTGACGCCGACAGCCTGTAAGTCACCACCCATGATGGGCTGAGTAGCAGGAGCCATTTCTTTCATATCTTCGATGATGATTTCACCAACGCCAGTACCAAAGACTGCAGCGTTAATGAGACACTCTGCGACAGACTTACGTACCATACAGTCTTCAAAGTCTTCCGTAAGCTTGTTACGCAGGAACTGCACGTCTTGGCGTTCAGTGTCGCCCATGTTGTCACTTACGTCAAACCACTTGCCACGTCCAAACGTAGCTTCTTCTAGTTCTGCTACATTAGACTCAACTGCTTGCTGAAGTGCAGGAGAAATAATGCGGGAACGCTCAGACCGACGCTCACTGTCAGCAGGATCCCAGATGCCACGCCATAGTCTATAATATTCTTCAAATCTTGCTTCATAATTACTTTCGTAGTAGTCTCTCCAGTCTTCACATTTAGTAATAACCCAGTCTTCGATAGTTTCTTCAACCATGAGTGGGTCTGTTTCGTATAATTCTGCCATGTTAGTATCCCGCCACTATGTCTAAGATGTCGTGGTCGTCTATTTCGTATTCGTAGTCATAGGCCACGTTAGCTAATTGGTCGATGTACGCTAAAGCGTCCACCAAGTCGTCATGAGTTAAAGGATCAGGAAATTGAA